GCCGGGCCTTGCGCCAACCCGGCCGGGCGGCACCACGGCTTTCCTTCGCGCTGACGGCACATGGGCCGCGCCACCGGGCGGCGGGAGCGGCGGCGGCGGGTTAACGGACGGCGATTTTGGGGACGTTGTTGTTTCCGGCGGCGGCACCGCCATGACCGTTGAAAGCGCGGCGGGCAATTTCACCGTTGGCGGGCGGGTTTCGTTTTCGGCAAACGGCACTTGGCTTGCTGGCGGCGGCAGTTTCTACAAGGATGCGACCTATGGCCTGATTATGGCCGCCGTCACCGGCAGCGCCAGCGATGCACTTTTCGTCACGCCAACCGGGGCATCAATCTGGCAAGTCCCGGTTGGGACTCAAAATGTCCATTTTTACGGCGCGGTGAATGTTGACGGCGCAATCACTTCCGGCGGTTCCGCGCTGGCTACCGTTCCCCAACTCGCAAATTATCTGCCGCTGACCGGCGGGACGCTAAGCGGGACGCTTCGGCTTGGCTATGACGCCACAACCTCAATTCCGCTTGTCTTAAGCGCCACAAAAGAACTGACGATTGGCGGCACCTATCCCGATGTAATCAAGCGGCTCAATGTCAATTACAATGGCGAGGCCGGTTATGGCGTGACCGGCTTGCTGCTGCAAAACACTTACCACGGCTATAATTGCGTTTTGCAAGCGGTTGGGGCCAACGCGCTCTATGTCACCAATCAGGCAGGAGCGCCGTCCGCCATAGTTTTGGGAACATGGGGCAATCCTGCCGATGGCAGCACCTTTGTTGCCAGTAGCGGCGCTTGGAGCATCAGCGGCGGCGCGCTCAATACCAAGGGGGCAATTACCAGCGCCGACCCGGCGAACGCCAACAGGTATGAGCGCGTTTCTGTAACCGCTGGCGGCTACGCCCGGCATGAATCCGGCGACCAATGTTTTGGCCTTGAATATGATACGAATTACGGCGCTGGCGAGCATGTGTTCAAAATCGGCGGCGTTGCAAAATTCGGCATCACGAATACAGGCGCGGGCGTCACCGGCAATCTAGTCGTCACTGGCACCGTCACATCGAGCGGCTCAACGCTTGCGACTGTCAGCCAGCTTTCCAATTATCTGCCGCTGACGGGCGGCACGCTATCCGGCTCGCTCCTATTCGGCACCGCCGTTTCGCTTTCCGCATCCGGCCCGAATTTGTTGCTGGACTCCGATGCGTTCGCCTTTCGCAGCCGGAACCAAGCGAACACCTACGCATCGCTTGGCGCGGGAGGGCTGTCCGTCACCGGCAACATCGACGCGCAGGGTGGCGCGCATTATTTCGGCCCAACGGCGGGCGCACCACTTGCCGATTGCACCATAACCATCCGCAGCACCAATTTTTATTCATACCTCAAATTCGACAGCGCCAGCGGCAGCGGCGGGGCAATGGTCAATCAAGGCTCGATTTGGGGAACGGGGCTTTTCCGCTTCAATAATTTCAGCTTCCAAGACAAAACCGGAGGCACCGGCTATGCAACGCTGGACAACACCGGCCTTGCCGTCACCGGCACCATCAGCAGCACCAGCCACATCAAGTCAGGCAGCGGCTATTATCTGCGAGGCGATGGAAACGGGGTCATTGTTAGCGTTACTGGCGGCGATACCAATCTTTATTCGGTCAGCACCGGCGCTTATAATTTTCTATCGCCTGATAATGCGTCTTACCGGGTTACATTTGACGGCAATAACGGCATCTACACATTCCGAGGCGGCTCCAGCACTAACGCCACCCTTCAAACGCACCCTACCGGGACGGGCATTTATTCCATATTCAAAATGCTTGGGGCGGGCGCATCACAGCCGCTAGGGCTTGCGATTACCGCAGGGCAAGCGAGCGCTTCGCTCGATGCCGACACTTTCATTTTCCGCAAGGCCGATGGGACGACCATTCTGGCAACGCTGGCCGCAACCGGCCTTGCCGTCACTGGCCCAATCACATCGGGCGGCGCGGCGGTTGCCACCGTCACCCCACGCGAACAGGCGGTTGCATCAGCCGCCACCGTCACCCCGACCTTCACCAACGATATTGTCATTATCACCGCCCAAACGGTCGGGCTGACTCTGGCCAACTGGAGCGGCACCGCCGTTCCCAATCACGGCATGGTAATCCGCATCAAGGCGGCGGGCGTCCAGACCATCGGCTACGGCACCAATTACCGGGCGATTGGAGTCTCCCTGCCGGGCGCGACCGTAGCCGGAAAAACGCTTTATCTGGGCTGTATCTGGAACGCCACGGATTCAAAAATTGATGTTGTGAGCATGGCGCAGGAAGCCTAGCCGTGAACCCGATTGCCGTCTTGCGGATACGGCCGCCAACACAGCCAACCGGCAAGGCCACCGTCACCGCCCTTGGCCAATCCGGCTCCACGGCGGCGGGAAGCCAAGCCATTGCCGTCAATGTCCAGCCTAGCCAGTTGCTTGTCGTGCTTTGCACCTTCACGCTCAGCAATACCGATTGGAGCGCAATCAACATCAGCGACACGCTTGGCGGCACCTATACCGTTGTCACCACGGCTTCGCGCTCCAGCGGCGCGACCATTTTGCGAATGTATGTGCGGGACACGCTGATTGACGCCAGCGGTTCAATCACCGTCACCGCCAACGCATCGGCCGGCAATACGACCGGCGGCTATGTCGCGGTGTTGGCCATTTCCAACCGTTCGGTTCAAACCGCTGGCAGCGCCGCCGTTCGTGGCAGCGGGCTTACCAGCGAAGGCTCAAGCGGCACCACACCGTCACCGGCCTTGAGCGTGGCACCGCTTTCGACCAACCCGGTAATCGCCGCCGTCAACATCAATGCCAACACGACCGCCACCCCGCGCGCCGGTTATACCGAGCATTACGATGTGAATTACAACACCCCGGCGACCACGTTTGAGGCAATGAGCCGCAACAGCGGTGAGGCTTCCCAGAATATCGCTTGGGGCGCGACCGTCTCAGCCGCGTTCGCCGCGTTGGCAGCGGAATTTAATTCGTGAAGCGCGGCCATCGCCTTTTCCTGGCGCTCAGCACCGCTATCACGCTCCGCGTGACGGTGGCGCTGCTTATCATCCTGATAGTGGCCATTGCGGTGGCATTACGGGCGCTTTCCAGCCCGTAGGAAACGGCGGCGGCGATTTGGGTATCAGCGGGCCGCCGAAGGGCCAATGCGCTGTAAGGGCCGTTTGCGCTCGATTATGAGGGGTTCTGCCGGGGTGGGGTCTGGGGAGAATCGACCCCGGCAGCACGCTATTATTTCAGACTTGCGGCGGTTTCCGCAACGGTTTCCATGGTGGCTGACCCATCTTCTTTCACCCGTTCATACGAAACAGGATGGTTGCCACACTTTGGGCAAGTTGGCGTTTCCCGGTCGCGCCACCATTGCGAGCGAGGGTCGGCGCGGCGACTAGTCCAGCCACAGAACTTGCATTTGACCCTAACCCTTTTCCAGTTCGCGGCCATCACTTCGACTCCTTGGGTGTGAGGGCTGCATCGCTAATGGCCGATGCGATGCGTGGCGGTTAAATACCCTTCCTCGCCAATCTGGAATCTCAGATTGTTGCCCAATCGCTGCTTAGCCTTGTTCAGCACTAAAATCGCTTGCTCGACACTGACCGGCTGCTTCGGAAATTGCAGGGTAAGGTTTTGAGGCAAGGCCGGTGCCGGTGCCGCTACCGGCGCTGGCGCGACAGGATGCGGCACGAAAGCCTGTGACGGCAGCGGCGTATCAAAATGGCCGCTTTCTTCCAGTGCTTCCCGCAATTGCGGCACTTCGGCCGGATGAACCGGGGTTCCGGCTTTTGGCGGCTTGAATTTGGTCGGTATGACGCCAGTGGGAAGCTTGAAAACCAACTCGCTCCCATTGTCCTCATACAATTCGACATTGACCGATTTGATAATATCAACCCTCTTGCTCAATGCCGGCAATTGGTCGCGGGACAACGACAGCCGCCACCCGCCACCCGCTTTAATATGGAATCCGCCGACAAGGCCCGGCATCCTTTCCTTTCCGGGCGGCAGCTTGGCCTCTTTAACGGCCAGCATGGGCGGCGCGCTAAGGTCGGGGCTGGCGCGCAATTCAAACGTCCAATGTGTCTTTGGCTTGTTATCCGGCGTCTTAAAGCGGTCGATTAGCTTGGAATTGCCGGGGATATGAAGAATGAGATTTTGGTGATTGAGGCTAAACCCGACATGGCCGCGCGCTCGTCGGCCCTTTATTTGGCCGGGCAGGATATCTAGGCGCTCCGCGCCCAACTCGCTCATTGTCTTTTTGAAGTCTCTAAGGGCGTTCTGGCGCGCTCGCCAATCGCTTGGGGAGCGCGGGACTGTCAGAAAGCGCGAGACGCCGCCGCGATGGAATACCATGCGCTTGTGCTTCCCGCCCTCATGTATCTCATGCTCGACGCCTGGATAGTGACGCAATTCGGTTGTCACTGCGGCTATAACCGGGTTGCTTGGCATTGGCCTTACTCCTTTCCCGAGAGGATTATGGGGGAAATATCCACCCGCTTGTCAAGCACTTGTAGAATCAGCGCTTGTGCGGTTATCGGTTAAGCGCCTTTCCGGCGCGGCGACTTGAACGGGGGCTTGGCCGCGCCGGGGGCAACTTCTTTCGACGCCCTTTTGGCCTTGGCCTTCTTCACTGGTTTCAGTTTGTGCAACGCGACCAGCAGCCGGATGGCCACGCCCTCCGGGCCTTGGCAGGCGCGGCGGCCGGCTTCCCATGAGCGCACTGTTTCAGCCGAATTGGTGCTGCTTAAGTCCAGCGCTTCGGCAAGCTGCTTCTGAGTCATGCCGAGCGTGGCGCGGGCTTCCTTCACTTCCTCTGGCGTCATTTGCGGCATCTTATTTTCCCCCCGGCACGGCGGCGCCGCACGCTATTAGAACTTCCTCAATCTTAAACAGGGCTTCCCCCTTGCTGTAGGCCAGCAGCACATCATTGTCCGTGTCGCGCTTGATAACCCACCACTCTTGCGGGTTGCGATATTTCGGCGGGTCGCCGCGCACGATATCCAGCAAGGTCCCCACCACGGCATAATGGCCATCGGCTATCTTTTTCGTTTTCATTGTCATTCGTAACTCCCGGTTGAATAATGGTGCGGGTAGCGTAACGCCTGTTACCCGTCAACTTGATTTGATATGCGTTGTTCAATTATCGTCAGTCCGCCTCCCGGCAGGCCAGGATTGGTCTGACCGCGAAAGGTTTCATGGGCCGCCAGCATCGCCCCGGCATAGTTGCCGGCCTCGACTGTTCCCAGCCGTTCAAGGCTCTGGCCGGGGCCGCGATTGTGCAAGCTTTCAACCCGATAGACTGTCCAGATGGCCATTTTCCCTGCCCTTGTCCGTTTTGCTGCTAACGCTATGAGTCTGAAACAGAATCCCATGCGCTGTGATTGCGCTGTGACCACTGCAAAAAACGGGTTTTCAGGGGGTAAATTCGATTTCCGTGTGAAAAAAAGCGCAGTGTTTTCTAACCGTTTAGCGCGCTTGTTTAGCCTTCACACGGGTGAGGTCGCAGGTTCAAAACCTGCCGCGCCCACCATCGAAAAACCCCTGAAAACCCACAAAAATTCAACCCGCCATCGCAATTACGTTACCCGCCGATGCGCTGTAAATGCGCTGTGCATCACAGAACGCTCCCGGCACCAAAGCCTCGATTTCGGCGATAATTTCATTGGTGACGGCCAGAACCAGGCCCAAGTTGGCCGGGTCGGCAACGGCGTATGTGTCGCTGATATCCGGCTGGACATGGCCCATCATCATCTTGCCCTGAATCCAGTTGGCTTCGCCCAGCCGCTTGCGTGCAAGCGTGGCCATCGACCGGCGGATAAGCTTCATGCCGCCCTCATAGGCAACCGCGTCCGGTTTCAGCGTTTTCATCATCCGCGACCACGTTGCGTTGGCCAGCGTGTTTGGCATGATTGGCTGCTTGGGCAGCGAGTCCAGCCATTCGCCGACCCAATCCCCAACCGGCACGGTGGCGCGGTATTTCGTGTTCTGCTCGCGCCCGGCCGGATTGAGCCGGAACACCCGAGCCTCGGAAACCCATTGCTTTGCCGAAGGCGTCAAGTCAGCTTCCAACACCGCTTCCGGCCGTCCCCATGTCGCTACCGACAGGCGCAGATAGAAAAGCATGTTGGTCCGGTTCCGGCGCTTCCTGGCGCGCTCCACTTCGCTGGGCGCCTCGGGATAGAGGCAGTAACGGAACATCGCCGCCAGCAGCGGGATATCCGCCCGCAAGTCGACCGGCTCTGACAGTTTGCCCGGCTGCTTGGCGGTGAACAGCGGCATCTTTTTGGCGAAGCGGATGGCCGCCCCAAGCGACAATACGCTGCCCTCAATCGTGCTGGCCTTGCGAAACTGAGGCTTGCCGCCCTTGCCGCGATAGAACGGCTCAGCGGCCATCCACTTGCGGAAATCCTTAACCCACGCCTCGGTGATGTTGGCGACCCGCACCGGCTTGTCGCCAATGTAGCGCTTCACATGGTCAAGCGATACGCGGATGGATGAGGCGCTGATTTGGTCGTCGCCATGCCCCGTCATGTAATCGTCAATGATGCCGACGATTAAATCGCTTTCGTCGCCAAGGCCGGTGGTGGCTTGGCCACAGCGCGGACAGATGCAATCGCCAAGGTAAAGCCTGTCCAGCTTCTTCTCGGCCGCATCTAGGTCGCGGCCGGCCCGCCAGCGGTCATTCTGTTTCGTTTCCGAGTTATATTTGCGGATTTCATAAGTCCCGTCAGGCAGTTTCCACAGGCGGTAATCTCCCCGAATATGGACCGGCTTTTTGGCCTTCACGCCACCACTCTTGGCGGCCTCTGATTTTGCAACTTTCGACATTCTTCCTCCCGGTGTTTACGCGCCGCCGCCTGTAATTCGGCATAGGCGCCAGTTGAAACCAGCAATCCCAATTCCTCGAAACTCATTTTCAAGCCGCGATGGATATCAAGCTTGCGGTCGATTTTACGCACTAGGGCGGTCAATTCGGACACTGCATCCTCCTATTCCTTCCCGAGCGAATCGGGAGATAGCGCAACACGCGTTGCGGCGCAACCCGCGTTACGGATTTATTCGTCCTCGGGCTTGCGGCGCGGCGTCAGCCGCTTCCTGGTCTGCTCGAAAACCGTGTCGACAATGTTGGCCAGATGGACCGGCATTTCGGCCAGCGACATTTCGGCATCGCGTTCCAGCTTGCGGAAGTCGACAATCGTTTCGCAAGCCTTGGCGCGGCTCACAAACTCATCCGCCTTCACTTGGTCGCCGGTCATGCTGATGCCCAATTCATCCGTGCCGTAATCCTCGGGTTCCGGCGCTCCCGGCTCATGGCCGGGGAGGTCCAGCCCTGCCTCGGGCGGGTCATTGTCGCTGGCGTCGACATGACTCGGCGCCTCCGGTTCGGGCTTCTCGGGCGCCGTCTCTGCCTTGCGTGGCCGGCCGGGGCCGCGCTTCACTTCCGGTTCGGGCTTCGGTTCGGGTTCCGGCTCTGGCCTTTCCTCGCCGGTTTCATCATCAAAGGTGCCGCCCTCATCCACGGTCGGGTCGGGGAAGCTGGGCGGCCCAAGGTCGGGACTGAGCATGGGCGCGTCCGGCTTGGTGCCTTCCAGCAGCGCCAGCGCCGACCGGGATGCAAAGGCCATGTCCTCGGCTTCAACATCGGCAATGATATCACTGCTTTGCGGGAGGCTCTTGCTGTGGCGCCGGATGCAGGTTTTCTTCGCCATTTCGGCATACCAATCGACCCATGGCCCCTTGGCATCGCGCGGCTCGCCCTTGGCATCGAATTCGGCACCGCTCTGGGACGTTTCCCGAACCTCATCAATCTCGTAGCGGCGCATAACTTCAAACGATTTGAAGCCATTAGCGAACGTGGCTACGGAATAGACTAAGGCAATGTCGGCATCGCTGGGGCGGAAATCAAAGTCCAGGATTGGCTTGTGGCGCAAAGTGCGCTCGCTGCCTTCCTCATAGACGAACCGGCCAGCCTCGATTTCCTGCTTATAGACCACGGCTGAATAAATGTCCGTAACCTCGTCCGATTGCAGGATTTTCTTCCGCAACCCGAACACCATGGGCATGTATTGCGCCAGCTTCACCCATTGCCACTGGCCAGCGACTTTCATGCGCGTGTTGAACGGCACAATCGCCGCTTCCCGGCCGTCCGGCAGCAAGCCATCCTGCGCGGCCTTCATACATGATGTGAGGAAGCTGCGCCGGTCGCACTTGAGCAAATCCGGATTGCTCTGGGCAGCGGTCAGCACCGTCCGCTGGAATTTCTCTTGCGTGATATGGGACGGCAGCACCATCCGAAATTCTTCGGCGCGCTGCTCCAACTGAGTCCGCAATTGCGTGATGGGGCCGGGGGCCAGGTGTTCATCCTCATTGGCGCGCGGCAGGGTTTGCGTGTTCATGGCTTGCTCCTCGTTTCCTAGCGGACAGTCGCCTTTTTGCTGGCCCAAATCTTGACCCCGGCAATCTTGCGCTCGCCGGCCTTAATCAGCCCGCGAATGACCTTCTCGATAGCTTCCTTGACGGTCGGGTGGCGGCGGATGGTCAGCGGCAGTTTGGCGAAATCGACAATCTCAAATTCCCATGTCTCGCGGGCGCTGACCCGGCTTCCCATTTCACCGTGAGCAACGTCCTGATGCTCAGCGATGTAGGCGTTCAGCTTCTCGCGCAGTTCGCCAATCGACCCTTCCATGGTCGCCAGCAGCCCATCGGCCTTGGACTTCAAGCCGCGCTGGGCGTCCAGCAGCGGCCGGTTGATAATTTCCCGTTCGGCATCAACGGCTTTGGTCGCGGCCTTGGCTTCGGCAATCAGGTCGCCCACGGCGCCGGCCGTTTCCTGGTCAGTGATATCCGGGGCGCGGGCAGCAGCTTGGGAGATTTCCGAAATCCGGCGGCGCAAGCCCTTGACGGCAATGGCCTCATCGAATTGCAGCACCACGGCCGCTTCAAGCGGCGGCTGATTGTGGCCCATCGGCGGATGGGCTTCCGGCCATTGCTCTAAATCTGGAAAATGCTCTTGGTCCGGTTCCACCATGACGGCTTCCTTCCTGTCAGAACATGCAAGCTTTCCATTGTCACGAACCGCCGCTTGCCGATTGTCACGGTTTGCAATCGCCCTTCCTCGATAAGCTGCTTTATTCTCGGCGTGGCGACACCGAGCGCGGCGGCGGCATCGGAATAGTTCAACAGCAACGGTTCCATGCTTTCCTCCCGGCTAGAACGGCACTGGCGCGGCCATCCGATTGATGGGCCGCTTGGGGTCATAGAAAGGATGCTTGGGGTCCATGGTCCGGCTCAGCCGGCAGATGCGGGCATACTCATGCGGGCTGATGCGGTGCTTGGCGCAGCCCGGCCAGTAATCCTCGACCGGGACAAACTCAGTGCCGTTCAAGCGGCATTGCCAGCGCAGCCCGCGTTCGGTCAGTTCCTCGCCAGTGGCGGGGTCAATCGGATGGCCAAGCCAGATGCGCAGCGCGACGAACGGGCCGCCCTTGGTCAGCCTGATACGGTAGCATCCCGCTACCGGCGTTTCTGTTGAGTAAGCTTCCCCTTGGGGCGGCGCGGGCTTGCCCCGGCGATTTTCATAACGTGAAAGCGGATTTCGCAATGAATCTTCCCGATTCGGAAATTCGGGAAGCGTATTTGGGGGAATGTTCGCCCATTGTCAAACCATGAGCGAAAAATCATTCATTATTTTTGAGTGCCGTTGAGCCGTCGCCGCGTAACGTGCGCTACCGGGGCAACCCATGCCAGTTGCATATTCTCCAAATCGAGCGCGCCGGGAGCGCGCAGCGTATAGGTTCCGGGGCGGCTGCCATTGGCTAGTTTTTTGAATAGTTGGACGCCCGTTACGGCCAGTTGCACTAAACATTCCTGGTCTAAAAGGTGGCTTGGTTCCTCATCATGTTCTCTCGAAACATAGATGATATCGCCATCTCGAAACGCTGGCGTCAGTTCGTCGCCGGCCATGACAAAGGCCAGCAGTTCGCCGGTAGTCTCGGGCGGTCGCGGCACAGTCAATTGCGCGCCATCTCCCTTGGCGAGTGACAGAATTTCGCCATTTCCTGCTATGGCGCCAATAACCTCTACCCTTCGGCCTAAGAGTGTTTCAGGGGCTATGTCTAAGACGTTGGCCAGCGCAAAAAGCGTGTCTATTCGCGGCGCGCTCACACTTCTGAGAATGTCTCGCACGGCCGACGCGCCCAAGTTGGCTTTTAGGGATAGCTGGCGGCCGGTCAGCTTCTTTAAGTGCATATGCTCTTTAAGCACAGCGCGTATTGCGCCGATATCAAGGCTCTCGCCCATACAAGTTCCTCCCGGTGAGTCGTGCATGACATATTTAGGAGTCGATTCAAAGCCACCAAAAGAGGGTCAGTGACCCGCTCGCAAACCGCCAAACCGCCAAAGTTGACATGGGGGTTTAATCCCGCATATGGATGGAGGTTGTGAATCCGCTTCTCGCCGAAATCGAAGCGTTCATGGAAACGCACAATATGGGCGCCGCCAGGTTTGGCATCGCCGCGATGGGCGACAAGCATTTCATCCGAGACTTGCGCAACGGCCGCCGCACTTGGCCCGAGACTGAATCCAAGGTCCGGCTGTTCATGGCGACCTATCGCGCTGCCGCATAACAGGAGCCGCTTATGCATGGGCTTCGCCAGTGAAAGAACGCCGCGCCTATTGGCCGCGCCCCGGCGATGTGACCGAACCGGCGCCTGATGGCGCGACATGGCCGTGCGGCCATCCGCGCACAGAATTCAATACCAAGCGCGTTGGCAAGGCCGGCATCCGCTGCCGCATCTGCCGCCGCAAAATCGACCGGGACTATCGCCGCCAGCGGCGCCAAGCGAAGGCCGGGTAAGCGCCATGGTCGGCCTGAAAATCTATGTCGAGACAGGTTGGCCGGGCGTGAAACTCTGGCCCAACAATCGCTCCCACCGGATGCAGGTTTGGCGCTCGCAGAACCAGGCCAGGAAAGAAGCCTATTGGGCCACATGCATGGTCAAGCCGAGGGCTTGGAAGCCTGATGGCGGCCGGTTCAAGCTGACCATCCACGCCCATCCGGCCGTCGCCCGCAGCCGCGATGATGATGGGCTGATTAGCGCGTGCAAGTCGTTCCGGGACGGCATCGCCGAAGCCTTGGGCGTCGACGACAAGCTGTTCGATGTGCAGCCGGTGGTGTGGGGCGAAAAGGACCCGCGTGGCCGCGTGTTCTTCGGCGTGGAGTCGACGCCATGAGTCCGCGCATCATCGAAAGCACTGTCGCCGCCGAAATGAAGCGGGCGTGGGGCGAATGTCAGGAAATCGACCGGCGCCACTTGCGCCGGGAAACCGGCCTGAAACCGCGCGCCTTGGAATTCTACATTTCGCGCGTCGGCCGGCGGATGATGGGGTGTGACTGATGCCCCGCCGCGCTGCCATCATCCGCCGTCTCGATGCGGCACTGGCCAAGATGCGCGAGCAGGGGATGGCGGTGCGCGCCATCTATCTCGATGAAACCGATTGGGATGCCTACAACGCGGCGCAGAGCAAGGCTTACGGCACTCCGCTAGTCACGTTCCGTTACGGTGATTATGAAATCCGCAGCGGCGAAAACAGCCGCGTCTATTCCACGCATGGCATCGGCATTGCCGTCCCGAGGCGGGCATAGTGCGCGTCCTGATTGTCTGCGAACGCTCTGGCGCGGTGCGGCGCGCGTTCCGGGCGCTGGGCCATGATGCGTGGTCATGCGACCTGAAACCGGCCGATGATGGCGATGAACATCATTTACAGATGGATGCGGTGCTGGCCGCTTATTCGCATGGGCCATGGGATTTGCTGATTGGCCACCCGGATTGCACATTCCTGGCCAACAGCGGCAGCAAGCACCTTTATTCGGGCATGAAGCTGGAAGGCGGGCCGGAAGCCGAGCGCTGGGCGCGGATGGGCGCGGCAGCGCAATTTTTCGTTATCCTGTGGAAAGCCCCGGTCAAGCGGAAGGCGCTTGAAAACCCGATTATGCAGGGCCACCCGCGTCGGCTGTTCGGCATCCGCCGCCCGTTCCAGATTATCCAGCCGTGGCAGTTCGGCGACCCCGAAACCAAGGCCACCGGCCTGTGGATTGATGGGCTGATGCCCTTGCGGCCGATTTACACGACATGGGCCGAGTGCCGCGAGGCGCTGGGCCTGCCGGCCGATGCCAAGCCGTTCGCGCGGATGCACCGCATGGGGCCAAGCCCCGACCGTCAGCGGCGCCGGTCGGAAACCTATCCAGGCATCGCCGCCGCGATGGCCGAGCAATGGGGCGGCAAGGCCAGCGAAAGGCGGGCGGCATGATTCCGCTGCCCAAGGATTTCCGGCCGTTCGGCTGGGATTGCAGCAACCCGGACTTGGGCTGCTTTGTCCAGCGCTGCCGGCCACGCTTTGAGGTGTTCAAGGATTGTTTTCCCGGCAAGATTAGCCTGTCCGATATCGACAGCACCGCCGAGGTGAACGGTTATTATCTGACCATCGAATTCAAGCTGCACCGCAGCGCGTTAGGGACCGGCCAGAAGCTTTACCTTGAACGCCTGCCGCCCGAGTTTCTGGCGCTAGTCGCGGTCTGCCCAGATTGCCGGACCATGGCGATTACCGAAATCGCCATTGTTGAAAACGGCAAGCTTCTCGATTGGCAACCGTCCAGCCTTGAATGTGTGCGGCGCCTGATAAGGCGCTGGGCGCAACGGGCGCTGCATCAGCCGCCCGCTTGGGTCATGCGTCGGCAAAATCATCCCCTCATCGGAAAGGCAGCATGATGAATCCAGACGCGCCAGCCATCGCCAACATCGAAGCCGAGTGTGCGCTGCTGGGCGCCATGATGATTGAAAATCGGTTAATCGACCGGGTTGCCGATATTGTCAGGGCCGAGGATTTCGCCGAGCCGTTCATGGGCCGGTTGTTCACTCTGGCGATGCGCGAGCATAATCTGGGCAAGCTGGCCAACCCGGTCACGCTCAAGCCCTACATCGACCAGGACCCGGCGCTCGCCGAATTGGGCGGCAGCGGCTTCCTCGCGCAACTGACCGGCAGCGGCGCGGCGCTTGTCGGCGCGGTCGACATGGCCGAGCAGATTGCCGATTTGGCCAAGCGTCGGCGCCTGTCGGAAAGGCTGCTGGCGGTCGCGGCCGAATGTGAGGATTTGGAGCATTTCGAGAATTTGAACGAGTTGGCGGGCAAGGCCGAAACCGCGATTGCCGAAGCCCTCGACACACAGGGCGGCGCCCAGACCATGAGCGGCGCCAAGGCGATTGAGGCCAATCTGGGCCAGCAGTTTGAGGATGCGCCGGGGGTCCTGTGCCGCATCATCCCGAGCCTTGATGTTGCGCTTGGCGCCATCTGTCCCGGTGATTTGGTGATACTGGCCAGCCGTCCCGGCATGGGCAAAACCGCCACCGCCATCAGTTATGCGCATGGCGTTGCCGAGGCGGGCGATGGCGTTACGTTCGTCAGCCTTGAAATGCGCGCTGCCCAGCTTGGCGGCCGGCTCGCCTGTGATGCGCTGTTCGGGACCGGCGAAGCCATCCCTTACAAGGCGGTCAGCGAAAACCGTTGCACCGCCGAGCAGCGCCGGACGATGGCGCGCGTGGCAATCAAAATCCGGCAATGGCCGCTGTGGATTGAGGATTTGCCGGGCGCCAGCATCAGCCGGTTGTCGGCTATCGTTCGGAAGCACAAGCGTCGGCTGGCAGCGCGCGGCAAGATTCTGAAACTGGTAATTGTCGACTATCTGCAATTACTGGCGCCCGATTATCGGACCAAAAATCTGTATGAGGCGACCAGCCTGGTTTCGCGCGGGCTGAAATCGCTGGCCAAGGCGGAAGGGGTGGGCGTGCTGGCGCTGTGCCAGCTTTCCCGCCAAGTCGAGCAGCGCACAGACAAGCGGCCAACGCTCAGCGATTTGCGCGACAGCGGCCAAATCGAGCAGGACGCGGACGCCATCTGCTTCCTGCTTCGGCAGGAGGAATATCTGAAACGGACAGAGCCTCATCCGGATTCGGCCGATTGGATTGATTGGCGGCACAGTTTCGACAGGGCGCGCGGCAAGGTGGAATTCATCATCGCAAAAAGGCGCGCTGGCGAACAGAGCATCGGCCATGGCCTGTGGCATGGCGAATACCAGGCGGTGCGCGGATGAAATCGGTCGGCGGATATGCCCGCGTCTATCGCGCCATTTTCGGCCATGTCGCCCTGCGCGATGAGGCCGAGGAAGCCATGTTCATGTGGATGATTGGCAAGGCCGCATGGCAGCCAACGCGGGTTCGTTTCAGGGATAGGCCGCTCTATTTGAAGCGCGGGCAATTGGCCATTTCGCAACGCGATGTGGCGCGCGGATTCCATTGGTCATTGGGCGCTTTTCAGCGGTTCCTGAACCGAGTCAAAGCCGAGTCAATGATTGATACATGTGCTGAGTCAGGCGTCACAATCATAACCATCTGTAATTACGATGTTTATCAGGCAACCGGAGCCGAGGCCGAGTCACCCGCTGAGTCAGGCGGTGGAACGAAACCGAGTCAGAGCCGAGTCACAGAACAAGAAAGGGAAGAAATAAAGAAAGATTCCCCCCTACCCCCCAAGGGGATGAGCCGGACATATTTGCCATCAGATTGGAAACCGCCACCCGTCAGCGAATTGCCGCCCAAGGCCCAAGCCTGTGCGCGCCAATGGCCGCGCGAAGCCTATGAGCGGGAGGCCGAGGGGTTCGGGCTTTACTGGCACAGCGAACGCAAGATGAAAGCCGATTGGCGCGCGACATGGGCCAACCGCATCCTCACGCGCCATTGGGCCGTCATGCGCGAGGCGCGCTCGATGCCCGATGAGGCGAAGCCTTACCATCAGCTTGTCGCCGAGGGGCGGGCTTAGCCGCCTCCCGGACCCGTTTGGCGGTCGCGCAGTTCCGCCGCCATTTCCGGTCATCCTTTAGCGAGGCATAGATAAGCCACACCACAACCAGGATGCCGGCGAAATCCCAAAAACCCATTTAACGATACTCCAATTCATTGTGGGCATATTCATCCCAGAGCATTTTTTCCGCGTCGACCAACTCCGCGAATATCGCGCTGTGATTGCCGACCGTCACCATCCAGCCGCCCTCAACGGTTTCCATATAACCGGGATTGTAGAGGCGTCCCGGCAATGGTGGCGGGTTGTCGCCCTCCCAATCGCCGCCAACGGTGCCAATATCATCCTCATGCTCGCGCAAGTCGGCAGCGTCCCGGCCGGTTTCCCGCCACGCGGCAAAATTCCCAGCCATCAGTTCGCCTTTCCCGCCCTGCCGCCGAAATCACCCTCTCGGGTAAGGTCGGCAGGATGCTGCTGCCCTTCAAAATCAATGTGAATCACATTCAGGTCATGCCGGTTGCAAATCACTTGCAAGCCAAGCACGGTCCAGCCGATGCTGAAACGAGCGTATGATGCTGGGCTTTCTCCCGGCGCCTTTCCCGCCTGCCAATCCTCAAGGCACTCCCGGCAATGTAGGAAACTGGTGATGTTGCGCTCAGAATCCATCAGTCGGCCTTTCCGATTAGAGCCGCCAGTTTGGCCAGCGCTTCGCCGCCAGCCGTAGGGTCCTTAACCTCGACCCCGCTGCCCAATTTGCCCTGATAGACGTTGGCCAGCACCGCCGCCGCCGCCTCGCGCAAGGCAATACGTTCGTTCTCGCGCTTGATGCGCTTCTGCCCAATGGTAAGGGCCATGTCAGATTCTCCCGGTTCCTGGTGTTAGTGGAAATATTCAAATGGGCAGCGCGCGGATGGCGTAGGCGTCCAGCCTGTGACAATCCCATCATCCCATGCGCGGCCACAGTTGCCGCATGTGGCGAGCGTCCGGCTTGCTTCCGCCGCCGCCCATGCTTTGCTTCCCCGGCGCAATGGCCGCACAGGGAAATCGGCCGGCACCTTAGCCATTGGTCCGCCACCCCGCTTCTCGCGCGGCAGTGACCACAGACAGGTCAACATCGCCCGGTTGCATCTGGCGCCCTTCGGCAGCGGCAGCATCGGCAGCGTCCAGCAGCTTGCCCACGTTGGCGTCCTGCTGCCAGCGCTCAGCCCATGCCACCAAATCACGGCGGCGCGCATAGGGCTGACGCAAGGAGTCCGGCATGGCGCGGCCAGCGGCCAAGCCGCTGCCGATGTGCGAGACTTCCCAATAGCGGGTTGATGGTTTCGGCTCCTGTCCGCGAAACCAATGAACGGGCCGATGAATCGCCAAGCGGCCAACCGGCAGCGCATCCACATCAACCAGGCGCGGCGGTTCATTGCTGCAATACATGTGAACCGGCACTGAGAATTTGATTTTGGCCATGTCAGCAGCCCTCCCGATAGCGCGCGTTTGCCGCTGTGGTCAGATAATCGCGCTGGCGCTGATAGGCGTTCAATTGGTCGAGCGTGACGCTATCGCGCATTGCCAAGGCGGTGAATCCCGCCTCAATAACCGCCACCATATCGCGCAATTCACTTTCCCGATTGGCGGGCAATCCCCTAGCTGATTTCATTTTCCGTTGCTCCCGATTCGCTTCTGATGCCCAGCACTACCGCAACGCGCGTTACGGCGCAAGCGTTATTCTTCTATACTTGCGCCATCACTCGCACATAGCCGTAATAGTCCAGCTTCCGCATGGCGCCTGCTAGGTCTATCGCGGCCACGACAGCAGCCGTTCGGTCGCGCCAGCGGCTCACTGTGCGCGTAGTGTCGGCGCCGATTTCGTGACAGTCGACGCGCCAGCCTTTGCCGGTCGACAGGACGCGGATTTCCAAATTCTCGCGCTGCTGTTTCATTGCCGCGCATGTTCTTCTGAAATCTCGACAAGGTAGGAGAAATCCCAGCCCTCGCGGTCACACAGGTGCCGCGCGTCCGCCAGGAATTCCACTAACTGATGGCCCTCATGCCAATCCTCTGTGTAGCCGCCAGCGCGCAAGGCGGTCGCGGCGCGCAAGGCAGGGTCATTTACCTGTGGCATCGTCAATTACCTCTATAAAGGTTTCGGTCCCGCCCAATTCGGAAACCGCGATGCGCTTGCGCTCGTCATAGTCAAAGCGGCCAATCGGCGCATACTGGCGCTGCCTGGTTTCCCGATAGGTGCCAGACCTGTCGAGACGAGCCGGTTCCGGCTTGTCGGCATCATAATAGACCCCGCCATATTCATCGGTTGAGACGACTGTGCCGGTGCCGCTTTTGACGTTGATGTAATAATCAGGGAGGCAATAGCGGACGCGGGCGCCAGCAATGATTTCCCGGCCATTGCGGTCAAAGATTGGGAGTATCATCAGCGGCGCCCAATGAACGGTTCGGCCGGATTGATGGCAAAGGCGTATTCCTCATCATCAATCGAAAAGCCGCCAGCAACTATGCCATCATCAAGCCTGTCCAGAATTGTGCGCAAGGCGTCCGCCAGTTCCTCATCGCCAGCGATGTTCTCAGTTCGGATTTCAATTTTAACCATTTCAATTCTCCCGGTTTTGAATTTCAGATTGTGTAAGCAAGGCCATCATCGCCGCGATAAACGTCGAGATTGCCAAAATTGGTGGCGGCATTGGATAGCGCGACCCTTTGGCACGCGGTCAGTTCACACCTATCCCAGAATCCAACGCCATGGCCGCAACGCGTCAGCCAAAAATCGCGGCCAGCTTGTTCGGCGCCGTAATCGTCCCGCGCATAGGCTTCGGCCAGCAGTTCGGCAGCATCGCGTTGGAACGCCTCGCAATCCACCTTGGCGCGGTCGCGCAGTTCATCCGATAGGTCGCAATCCGCGCACTCATCATCGCTGGCGAAATCCGTAAAGGCCATGGCCTCTAGGTAGCCGTCCAGGAATCGCGCGTCTGTTACATCAGCCATGGTTCAACCTTTCTGCCCTTTGCCGGGATTGCGTCAGGCGCGGCTCAATGCCAGCGGCTCGATACAGTTCGGCCAATAGTTGTTCGTCGCGCTCACAGCGCCAAGGCAGGACGTATTTATTCATGTAGGCGCGCAGGGCTTCCGCCGCGCGCAATGCCAGTTCATCGCTCATGCTTCGACTCCTACGCCCATTTCCAGCAGGGCCGTTGCCAGATAGCCCATGGCGAACGGTTCAAGATTGTCGGCAGCAATGTTGAGTTGTTTGCGTGCATCACCATCGCCGCCATCCACCGCCGCTTGCGCGGCATGGGTGAAAGCTTCGTAGAGTTCGTCCGAATTTAGGGCGCGCATCATGCTGAGACTCCCGGTTTCAGGATTGGATAGTCGCCACGCTTGTGCATTTGCCGCGCGCCCAACTCTATGTCGTCAGGGTGGCGTTCGGCGCGATAGTTGCCCATGCCGCTTTCCACCACAGCATCGAAATCCCAGCCCTCGCGGTCGCATAGGTGGCGAATGTCGCAAATCAAATCGCTGGCCGCATAACTGGCGCCACAATCCCAATACCCTTGCGCCTCTAGCGCCAGCTTGGCGCGTTGGGCGCGTTCGCGGTTGATTTTTGCCTGTCGCATGTGTGTTGCTCCCGTCTAGCTTTTGAAATTCTTAGAGCCGGCCAGGATTCGCTCGACCGTTGGCCAAGCGAATTCGCAGCCCAGCCCATTGTCGAGATAACGAACGGTCGCAAAGGGTCGCGCGGCGCCAGTGATAGCAGCGGCTTTCCCGTCCAGTGTGCAACGGCGCTCGCATAGCTGGCGCCGATACTCGACAAGATGCGGATTGCCAGCGCGCACAGGTTCAATTTCGGCAATGCTAGTAATGGTCAGCATGTCAGTTTCTCCCGGTTTAATCATCATCATCGCTTGGCCAGATTGGATACCAATCCTCATCAGGGTGGCAGTAATCGGCCACGCTTGGGAACGCGGACAGCGGCCATGACCGGCTGACCGTAATGCGGCGCCCATCGCGGTTGATGGTCCGCGTGGCCGTCAGTTCGGCATTGGCCAGCAATGCGGCGCTGCTGAAATCGCCACCCTCGCGGCAGACAAATGAGTCCACCACATCGCGCAGGGTGATTTCCCGATAGTCGCCAGCGAAGCGATGCCGGTCGCGCGTCACATCAAGGCTGGCATCTTTCCAAGCCTCGACGCCTATCGGCCACCACAAATCGCCGACCAGATAGCCGCTGATTGATATTTGCGTAGTCATTTCCGTTGCTCCCGATTCGCTTTCTGTCCTCACAGCATAGCGTAACGCGCGTAACGGTCAACTATTACTTTCAAGGAACGCGCCACAATCCGCGCAGACTCCTCGGCCAGTGTCAGTGTGGCCGAACATGTCGCAATACTCGGCTTCCTCCCAGCGCCTCACAAATGCGGAAACCCAGCCATGCGCTTCGGTCAATTCCTGGCGGCGCGCATCATCGGCTGGCGCGGCAATGAAGCTGGACTCTTCGCCGTCTAGGACTCCGCTGATTTCACACGCCAGTTCGTCCGCTGACAGGTCCGGCAGATTGTGGTCGCGGCAATATCGCCGCAACTCATCGGTCAGGTTTTCAAACATCGGCTTGCGCCTCAGTCTCATCAGGGAGTCCTAGTTCCTCCCGAATCCACGCCATAGCAGTGCAGATTTCGTCCCATTGTTCGTCATTGGCTCCCTTGCCCTCGGGTATGTTGTTTTCCCGATGGCAGTGCAGCGCCTCCCAGATGGTGTTCACCCAGGATTCGCGGTCGCCATGCGTCAGTGTTGCGCTCGTCATGCTGCCTCCGGTTGCCATGTCTCGACTAGCGCCACCACCGCTGGCCAATCGTTCGTTTCCAGCAGTTCATGCCGGTCGGCATTGGAGTCGATGTGATAGACGCCAAAGCGAAATGCGCGCTCTGGAAATTCACTGAATTCAGGGTCGGCATAGTCGACAAAAATGTGCAGCAAATCGCCGCGCGCCATAAAGCTTGGGCAAGCGTCATTGTGCCAGCTTGATTCCTCCCAATCGGCCGGAATTTCCGGCAGCGTGGCCAAATCATAATCTGGGAATTCAGCGGCCAGCATTGGATAATTAGACATAGTAGAACAATCCTTCGGTTGATGATTTGCTGTCAGTTTGGCTTAGCGGCTGGCCAGTATTGTCCTCTGTCCAATCGCCCAGATAGACACAGAACAGCCAATCGGATTTGCTGGGCAAACCAACGCCATCCCTGTCAGTGATTACGTCAGTGACTCCGTTGCGATGGCGCAAAAGGCACATGCAACCGCCTCCGGTCGACCATTGGGTGAATCCCTTGGCCTCTAGGCGTTCAATCAGTGTGGCCACACTAGGACTCCATCCATACGGTCGAGCCGCTGGCCCATCCTGATGCTTTGCTGGGCGCGGTTGCTTTGCGCCAATGCGGCGAATGTGCGCGTCCGTTTCAACCGCCTCAAGGCGCGCTCATGCGCCTCGCCATTGGCGTCAAAGACTCGCTGCCGATGATAGCGCAACGCGCGCTCTAGTTTTTCGGTCAGCATGTCAGAATCCAGCCGCGTCTAGAGTTTCCTCAATGCTGGCCAGATAGGTCTGCAATTCCACTACGCGGTCGCGCGCTCGGTCGGCGATTTCGCCGCTTGTGTTTAGATAGCGTTGCGCTGCTGCCTTTTCGGCTTGTTCCAAGCGCTCCACGCGGTCGGCGATTGTTGACTCCACCATGTTTCTACTCCTGGCCAGGTTGTGTTGCGGGTTCGCGGCCATAAGCTGCGCTGTTGTCGACCACAGCCGACAGGGTTTCGTGGAAAACATCGGCGATATAATACTTAATGTCGTTCCGGTTGCGGCCGGAAACGGCCACGCCAAATCCAAACACAAACGAGGGAGTCACTGTGACCGTATGCTGAGTCCATCCGTCATACATGCCACCCTCGTTCATGTGGTGGAATCCAACATCAAAGATGAGCCGGTCCGGCTTTGAATTGTCGAAATCAAAGCGAGTCCCGTTATCGAAACCGCTGCCGCTTGGCATGTGTTCGGCCACAAGGGATTCGATGGCATCGCGGTGATTGCCGGCCATGTCGGCCATATCCCCGCGCGCCTCGCAATTGCGCATTGCGTCAAAGGCGCAGGCGATATGATTCACTAGACTGTTATACATGTCTCGACTCCCGGTTTCAGTTGGCCACTAGGGCAGTGTAAATCTGGCAATCCGCGCCCAGCGGCAGGAAGCGGCTGGCGTCATGCTGCCAGCAGAATCCGGCATCCTCACATTCGCAAGGCCACGCGCCCAGATAACGGACAAAGGATTCAGCAGCGGCAATCTCATCCGGTTCCAGACCGGAGGAGTCGCCGTTCATTAGGTAGGGCGCCCAAGCGCTTGGCGCGGTCGCGCTGATAGGTTCAAGGTTCATGGCGAATCTCCCGCTTCGCTGTGTGGTCAGATAATGTCGCGCATTGCCTCGCGCACTGTGGTCAGATTGTAGACTCCACCATCGGGAGTCCTCTCACCCTCCAGTTCGCGGAACATCAGCCGCGCGCCTTTGCTGATGCCATGGGCGCTGGCGAGTTCAACCGCGCGCCGATACAGCCCCTCATCATTGTTCAGCCATAGGCTGACGTTCCACGCGTTCCAACTTCTGTGTCCGTTATATGCTGCCATGTCTTTTACTCCTGGCCAGGTTGTGTGTGGTTCAGTAGATTTCCGTGCCAAGCGGCAAGCGCTTGAGGCCCAGCATTGCGCGCAGTTTGGCGCGTGCCTCGCGTTCGTTATCGGCGCGAATGACAACCGGCTTTTCCATTGCCGGAGTCTGGGCGAAATAGTCATTGTCGCGGCTCATGTGTGCGTTCCTCTCAGCCGAAGATGGCGATTGAGCATAGTTCCGGCAGACCATCGGCCAGCGGGTCGAAACATTCGGTTCCACGCTGATACAGACACAGCGTCAGCAGCGCTGCCGCCTCAGTCTCGCCAGCAGCGGTCAGCGCCTTGACGGCGCGCTCAAAACCCTCCCGCATCGGCATGTGGTTCGTCTGCCGCAAGGCGGCCATGTAAATGTCATGTTCGCTGGCCATGTCAGTTCTCCCGGTTGATGGCTTCCTAGCGTGCGGCTGGCGTCCTCAGTGCCAGCCGCAAACAAGGGAGTCAGATTAGCAGCCGCAAGCGGCCATGAACCGCTGGCGGTCAAAGCGGGGATTCTCGGCCGCAAAATCGCGTGCGAAATCATCGGCAAGGCAGCGGATTAGCGCCTTGGCCGAGTCCGTCACTGTGGCCTCGTTTGCGATGCGCAGATTGCGCGCGACCAGTTCAAAGTGTTTGCGGCTCATGTCAGTTGCTCCGGTTGGCTCAGCGGCCAGTGAATGATTGGATGATGAGATAGAACACAGCGACTCCGCACATGCCGACGCTCATCACAGCGGTTGCGGCAATCAGGGCGTGCTGAACGCTCAGCAGGGCGGCAGCGTCGACCATTAGCCGAGTTGCTTGCGTGCAATGGCGGCCAGCCCATAAGGGTCAGCGCGACCGGCAAGGCCAAGGATGTTCAGCGCGACCGTGATGGCAATATCCTTGTTGCCAGCGGTCAGTTCGCGTCCGCTGAGATGCATCCGCGCCACCTGAACAATAACAGTGATGGTGTGCAGCGATTTCGCCACCGGCTTGTCAGTTTTGTTGGTCATGTAGTGTCTCCCGATTCGCTAGTTGATGGCTCTCTCTAGTCCGCAACGCGTGTTACGGTCAACAGCCCCATGCAAATATATCTGCGAGGGAGTCGAATGTGGCAGTTTTCCGCGCCTCATCAGGAAGGAGGAAGGAAGGAGGGAGGGGGTAAGGGGGTGGGAGGATAGAAGAAGGATGCTCTCACAGCCCCTATTATATAACGCCGAGTCGACACAGCGATTCGCCTGCCCATCAGCAGCCCCAGAACACAGCAGCACAGCCCAGCTGGTTCGTCCCGGCTGACGAGTCGAAAGGCCAGTTCGCCTAACTCGCGCGTGCGTTTGCAAAAAGGGCGCCTCCCCCTGGTTGATGTAGGTTAGTTATTTGCATCAGTGATTTGGGTCAGCCATGTTGGCGGACAGCGCAATCACAGCGCATGACATGGGCAGGGTCGCGCAATCTGTGGCGGTTTCCCGTCACTGAGGCAGGGTGGAGTCGCTCTCGTCACAAGGGAGCGCTCTCACCTATTCCTTGATTTCAGTTAAGGTTAGGGATTATTCCCGCGCCGAGAGGCCAGCCCCTATGCTTCCTGCCAGCCGCGCCGACCCGGCCACCCCCACTAGGTTCTTTCGCGGCCGAAAATGTTCACAAGGCCCATCTCATCCGCCAGAAAAAATTAAAAAGGCCGGGCTGTGACGCTGCATTATCACGGCACGCCGATAACCCCGTTCACGGCCTTTTATGCGATGGCCGGGGCGCATTTCTGTGTGTCGCATTTCCGGCCGGACCAGGTGCAGCAGGCCCATGCCATCGGCCAATCGGTGATGCTGGATAATGGGGCATATTCGGCGTGGCGCAGTGGCCGGCCGGTCAAGGATTGGCGGCCCTATTATGAATTTTGCGACCGTTGGCTGGACTATCCGACCACATGGGCGGTGATTCCCGATATCATTGCTGGCGATGAGGACGATAATTCGCGGCTGTGCCGGGCGTGGCCGTTTCCCGGCCGGGGCGCGGGAGTGTGGCACATGCATGAGAGTCTGAGCCGGCTGCTGGCGCTGATTGATACGTTTGAGCGGGTCTGCATCGGTTCGTCGGGCGCCTATGCGGCGCTGCTGACCGAGGCGTGGCAGCGGCGGATGGATGAGGCGTGGCGGGCGATTGACCGGGAGCATCGCCGGACGCCCCATATCCACATGCTGCGCGGGATGCAGTTAATCCGCCACCGCTGGCCGTTTGCGTCGGTCGACAGCGCCGATGTTGGCCGCAATCACAATGGCAGCCGTTGCCCCAAGCGGATGCGCGAGCGGTGGGATGCGGGGCAGTGTCCGGCGCGGTTTGGCGACCCCGGCCAGCAGGGGGAGTTGGCGGCATGAAATTTACCGGCGTCGGCGGCGTCCTGTCATGCGCCCACACCACGCCCAGCGGCGGGGTTCATGGCCATAGCTACAAGGTCAAGGTGTGGTTCCGCCACGGCTACGATGCCGAGGAATTGCGGCGCCATCTGCAAGTCGTGCTGGACCAGCTCGACCATCGCCAGTTGCCCGACAGCATCCGCTGGGGCGAGGAACTGGCCGAGCATATCGGGCTGGCCCTGCCGGGCTGCATCAAGGTCAAAATCAGCCGCCCGGCCGAGCGGCTCTATGCGAAGTGGAAACCCGACAAATGAGCGCCAGGACCGAGGAATTGCGGGCGTTGGCGGATATCGCCGATGAGCATGAGCGGCTGTTGGACGAGGCCGACGAAATCTTGGGCTATGCCGAAAAATATCTGACCGAATTCGGCAGTGTCGAGCCGGAATATGTCTATCAGCGCATCCGCTCATGGAAAATCGGGCTGGCGCTGGCCAAGGCCCAGCAGCGGGAACTGGTGCAATGAGGATTGGGCCGATTGAGAACGCCGACCAGTTGGTGCGGGCCGAGGCCGAGCGGGAACGGTTTCTGAGCGCGGCGGCTTATGTCCGGTGCAACCCGGCGCCGCCCGATATCATGGAGCAATTGTGGCTGGCGCAAGCCGAGGCGTGCGAGGAAATTGCGCGGGAATTCGAGGCCGAGATTGCCGATTATCGGCAGCGCAAGTGGGACCGGGAGAAGTGCGATGCGACCAATCCGTGAACTGAGCCGCGACGAGCATCATCTGTTGGTGGTGCTGGGCAATGAAAAGGGCAGCATCTACAGCGTGGTCAAGGGGCCGGCGCTGAGCGCGCTGTTCAATCTCGACATGGCCAAATTCCAGACCCGCGATGAGCGCGGCCGGGATTATGACCATGTGGTGCTGACCGAATATGGCTGGGCGGTGCTGGCCCGGATGGGGCCGACCCTGCCGCGCCGGTTCTACGGCAAAAGGAGCGGATGAAATGACCAAGCCCAAGGCGCAAAAGCTGCTGGAAGAAACCCGCGACGATTTGCTGGCCATCTTGGAGCGGCTGATAGAGTTGGCGTCGACTGACCCCTATCTGACCGACGCGGTGGCGTTTCTGACGCAAGGCAAGGTCTGCATCGAAAAGCAGTTGTTGGCCGAATTTGAAGTGAAGCCCAAGCCGCCGGAAGTGAAGCCGCCTGACCCGCCCAAACCGGAAGGCGGTTCCGGTTTCGGTGTTTCGGGAAAGGCAGCGAAATGAGCCAGCGCCGGGGAATCTTCACCCTGCCGGATGGTGAGGAAATGCCGGTTGTCTATTGCGAGATAGACGAAAGCGGCGGGTTGAAGGAACGGTTGCGGCAAATCTTCGCGCGCCCTGACCGCTATCGAAAGGGCCGGTCAAAATGAGCGATGAAATCCTGATGGTGGCGGGCAACGCCTATTATGCCGACCGGCCGGTGCGGCGAGTGACACGGATTGAGCGCGACCCGACACGGCCGGGTTGGGCGCGGCTGACGCTTTCGTGCGGCCATACCGAGGAATTTAATTGGTTCCCGCAAGCCGAGCCGCCGCCGAATTACCGGCGCTATTGCCCGGTGGAGGGATGCCGCCAATGAAAAACCTGTGCGACCCGGCGATTGCCAAGTGGCGCGACCACGAAGCCGACAAAATGTATGGCACCAAGGATGAGGAACGGGCGCTGGGCGGCGCCTTCCTGGTGCCGTTCAAGCGCGAGGGCGACTTGCGCCAGCGGCAATGGCTGCGCGTGATTGCCAGCAGCGGCGCCGACCAGCCGGCCGAATATGCCTTTGACCATTTGAGCGTCAGCCTGTCCAACCGCTGCCCGACATGGGAGGAAATGGATTACATCAAGCGGCTGTTCTTCAAGCCCGAGGAAGTTGCCTATCAGCTTCACATGCCGCCGTCCGACAACATCAGCATGCATCCCTACTGCCTGCATATCTGGCGCCCGGTGAAAGAGAAAATCCCGCTGCCGCCGGCTGATACGGTCGGGTTCCATGTGAAACCCCCAGCGACAGAAACGGCGGTGCGGGCATGACCCATACCCACCATAAGAGGCGGACGCGGAAGCATTTGCAGGAAGCGCCGGGGCCGACGCTGAAACAGGAAAAGCGGAGCGAACCGAACTGGATGGGCGAGTGCATGGTCTGTGGCGCTTCGCCGACCCATCCGCTGACCGGCATGTGCGGCCCTTGCACGTTCGGCGAGGCCGAGACGGCAGGAGGCAATTGGTGACGCGGCTTGAACAGCTTGAACACCGGCTGGACGCGTGGCGGGCGGCTAGGGACAAGCCTGATTTCCGCGAGGCCGCGCCGCGTATAATCAGCGAATTGGAACGGGAAATCGCCTTGCTGAAAATGAGCCGGGCCAAGCCAGGAAGGGACAGCGGCGATGGCGGCGGACACGCTTCCCAAGGAAGTCGGACGGGGTGTGATTCGCATCGGCCCGGTCGAAGTCGAGGTAATTCAGCTTGATGATGGCCGCCGGCTAATCAGCCCCGAAGGGCTGGCGGCAGTGTTGCAATGGCTTGGTCACGACAGTGGCCCCATCGCCGGGGTATTTGAGGACAGGGAGGATGGAGTCTGACCGACGAAGCGTTATCCGCGACCAGATTGTGTTTTCCGTGCTGGATGAAGTGTCCCGCAACCGCCCGCTGGCCGAAGCCGAAAGCGAACTGCTGGCGCTGACCATGCGCCGCTTGGAAGTCAAGCACGCCTTCTACCAGTGGACCCGCGCGGAGGACGACGCCATCCGCCGGCTGATGGCCCGGCGCTACGCCCGCAAGACCAAAACCAAGCCGTCGCAATCGAGCCGCGAAATCCGCGAACTGGCCGACACGCTGGGCCGCTCCTACCGCGCCGTGCATCGCCGCATGGAGCGATTACGCAAGCGCCTCATCCACCGCAAACCGGCCCATCCGCAATTGTCGCAGAGCCTTAACGGCCATGGCAGCCTAGATTCCGGGGATGGACAGCAAAGTGACCCCTATAAAACTCTGCCCTCCGCCGAGGCGGAAGGGCGGCCGTAAGGCGTGGATTCCGCGAGCGCGTGACCGCCACCACATCAAGGTGATGAAGGCCGCCGGTTTCTCAGACGAAGCTTGCGCCCGCGTGATGGGCGTTTCGGAAACTGTTTTGAAAAAGCGCTGCGCCAAGGAACTCGCCAACGGCGCGCAGGAAGTCAACGCCAAGGTCGCCAACAAACTGTTCGGCAAGTGCATGAAGGGCGACACCGTATCGTTGCTGTTTTGGTCAAAGACGCGCCTTGGCTGGCGCGAAACCAATCGCACTGAGCATACCGGCGCGGACGGCGGCCCGATTGTCTATGAGCAAATCGAGGCCGAGGCCGCCGCGTTCACCCAGCACATTGCACAAATGGCCGAGCGGTTCGCCGTCCCCAAACCAGCCAACAATGACGAGCCGCCGGCCGCCGAGGAATTGACTCAAAAGTCAACCAAGGAGGCTTAGATGATTCCGTTCATCCTGATGGTGGTGGCGCTGATTTTGTTCATTCTCGCCGCACTGCATGAGCCGCGCTACAGCCAATTGCTGACCGCCGGGCTGGCGTTCATGGCCGGCAGTTTCGTGTTCCAGCTTTATCCGGGATAGATGAACGACCAACTAAGCCCGGCGCAAATCCTGGCGATGTTGCCAGAGGCCGAGCGCGCCGCCGAACTGGCCAAGCTTAACCGTATCACCCTCGCTTCGCTGCGCACGTTCTGGCGGCTTCACGCCCGGCCGGCGCAACTCGCCCCGGCGGGCAACTGGCTGACTTGGCTTGTGCTGGCCGGGCGCGGCTTCGGCAAAACCAGGACCGGGGCGGAATGGGTGAGGGAGAACTGCACCGGCTCCACCCCGCTGACCGGCGCCAAGTATGGCAACATCGCCATCATCGCCGAAACCGCCGGGGATGCCCGCGATGTGATGATTGAAGGGCGCAGCGGCTTGCTGGGCTGCCACCCCAAGGATTTCCGGCCGCTCTACCAGCCGGCGCTGCGCCGCGTGACTTGGCCGAACGGCGCGATTGCCAACGTGTTCAATGCCACCGAACCCGACCAGTTACGCGGCCCGGAACATGATTTGGCGTGGGGCGACGAATTGGCCAAGTGGGCTTACGCCCGCGAGACTTGGGACCAGTTGATGTTCGGACTTCGGCAGGGCCAGCCGCCGCGCTGCTGCATCACGACCACGCCGCGCCCGCTGCCGATTTTGCGGGAAATCGTGGCCGATGAATCGACCGTCATAACCAAGGGCATCACCTTGGATAACAGCGACAACCTGGCGCCGTCCTTCATTCGCCAAATCATGCGCAAATACGAAGGCACGCGGTTGGGGAGGCAGGAATTGAACGCCGAGATTCTGGACGATTACCCCGGCGCGCTGTGGACCCGGCTTGTGCTGGACGATTGCCGGGTCAAACCGGACAAGGTGCCGGACATGGCCCGCGTGGTGGTCGGGGTCGACCCGAGCGGGACCAGCGGCGAGGATGATGAGGGCGCCGATATCGGCATCATTGTCGCCGGCCGGGGGATTGACGGGCGCGGCTATGTCATGGCCGACTTCACTTGCAAGCTGTCGCCGGACGGCTGGGCGCGGCGGGCAATCGACGCCTACCATTTGCATGAAGCCGACCGGATTGTGGCGGAAACCAATTACGGTGGCGCCATGGTCAGAGCGGTAATCAAGACGGCCGATGCCAATGTTGCCTACAAGGAAGTCCATGCCAGCCGGGGCAAGGTGGCGCGGGCCGAGCCAATTGCCGCGATGTTTGAACAAGGCCGCTGTTCCTTGATTGGCGGCTTCCCCGAACTGGAAGATGAAATGGTGCTAATGACTTCCAACGGCTATGTCGGCGAGGGCAGCCCGAACCGGGTGGATGCGATGGTCTGGGCGTTGACTGAGTTGATGCTTACCCATGTCCCGGCATCGAGCGCAGACGACAATAGCATTACAATTCCCGGTCTGCTAAACGCCTTCCGATAATTGCGTGAGCCGGGAATTAGGGATTGCAGCCCAAGACGCCTTCCATTGAGGAAATCGAGCGCCGGTTAAACCTGGCCGGCAAGCGCACGGCCGATGTGCCGGAACTGGCCAGCTTCCGCCGCAAGTTTCGCTGGCGCTTCTACCGGCTGGCCGACATGGGCATGTTCCTGACGATATTCGGCACAATCGTGGCCATTTGGCCAAGCAATGCGGCATGGTTCGCGGCGGTTCCCGGCGCGCTTATGGGCTTTTGGACAGCCTTGTTTGCCGAGCGCCGCGCCCGGCTGATGAGCCGCCAGCTTAAGCGCCGCGCTGCCGAGCAACTGTGGCTGGATATGAACGGACGACTTGATGAGTAACGCACAGCGCGAACAGCAATTGCCGGAAATTTGCACGCCGGAAGAACTGATGTGGCTGGCCGACATGGCCGCCAGAAACCACTATGTAGCGCCGACGCCCATGGGCAATGGCCGCTATTGCTGCATTGCCCCGTTTGCTTTCACCCATGCCATTATCACTGGCCGGATGGGCGACAATTGGGGCTATGCCGACCGTTGGTGCTTTGAGAACATTGGCCTTGCCTTGACAGCGTTATTCGATTGGGCTGGAAAGGATTTCGAGGGCGAGCCGCAAGGCTGGCACCGCCATCCCGACAGTGGACGGCGGCGGCCGGAAGGGGATGCCAGCAAGGAATACGTTCACCACTAAGAAAAAGCCGGGAGAATTAACATGACAAGTGAAACTTGGGATGGCGAGAACCGCCGAAGCGTTGGGCCATCAGGCGAAACGCTGCTGACTCTGACCGCTGATATTGTCGCGGCCCATGTCAGCAACAACAGCGTGGCAGTGAATGACTTGCCGCAACTGATTAACAACGTGCATAGCGCGCTGGGCGGGCTTTTGACCCCGCCGCCCGAGGAAAAGCAGCAGCCGAAAGTGGGCATCAAGGCCAGCGTCAAGCCGGATTACATCATCTGCCTTGAGGACGGCAAAAAGCTGAAAATGCTGAAACGCCACATCATGACTCACTACGGCCTGACGCCCGACCAGTATCGCCAGAAGTGGGGCTTGTCGGCCGACTATCCGATGGTCGCGCCGAACTATGCCGAGCAGCGCCGCGTGCTTGCCAAATCCATCGGCTTGGGCAAGATTCGCAGAAGGTCACAGACAAGGAAGAAACCAGCATAGAATCCCGGCGTGCGGGCGATTCGGCAAAATGACCCCTCCCGCGCCGCGATAGGATGGAAAGGCCCAAAGACCCTCCTACATTCCGAGCAAGTCTGTTTGCAGACTTTGGCCATCCGTCCCGGCCCCGGCATTTGGTGCAACGCCAAGTGACCGGGGCCAACCTTTTTGGATGATTATGCAGCGCGTCAGACTCATATGCGCGCATATCCGGGCAGCGGATTGCATAAACAAATAAGCCCCCGCGCGAGAACCCAATCTAGCGAGCCGGGAGACTCATAGGAGGACTCGGTCGCGCGAGGACCCATTGGTGAGGCATGGCAGCCTCAACGCGCTAGATAGAGGCACCAGCGCAATTGTTCAAATGCCACTTGCCGCATGGGCCGATATGATGCCGGCATGGCGACGGCAGCCCGCAAATATGACGAACCCGACGACAAGCCGGAAGGCGAGGAAGAAGTCGAGGGCAAGGCATCGCCGTCGACATGGCCGGAAATCCACGAACGCGCGCTGAAACGCTTCGATGCGGCCAGCCAATACCAGTTGGAACTGCGCGCTCATTCGCTGCTGTGCCGCCGCTTTATCTCGATACCTGGCGCGATGTGGGAAGGGGCTTGGGGTGAGCAATTCGCCAATTCCATCAAGGTTGAAATCGACAAGCTTTCAAAGGGCGTCGACAAGATTGTTACTGACTATCGCGCCAATCGCATTGTGCCGGACTTCCGCCCGGCCGGTGGCGACAGCGATGCCGACACCGCCAACACCCTTGACGGCATCCACCGCGCCGACAGCTACCATTTCAAATCCCAGCAAGCCCGCGACAATGCCTTTGAGGAAGCAGCGGCCGGCGGCTTCGGCGCTTACCGGCTATGCAATGAATATGCGGATGAAAACGACCCGGAAAATGATGAGCAGAGAATCAATCCGGGGCTGCTGATTGCCGACGCTGACCAGCGCGTTTATTTCGATGCCAACGCCAAGCTTTACGACAAGTCGGACGCCCAATTCGGGTTCGTCCTGACCGCCGACAGCATCGAGGCGTTCACCGAGGAATTTGGCGAGGACGCCGCGACCGATTGGCCGGAAAACCGGCAGGCCAGCCCGTTCGATTGGTTCACGCCCGATGTGGTGGTCAAGTGCGAGTATTACGAAGTCGAGAAGAAGAAGGAATCGCTGCACGTTTTCACCCATGCCCTGACCGAGCAGGAGGACCGCCGCTGGGCGTCGGAAATCGACGCCGACACCATGGCCGACATGGAAAAGATGGGCTGGCGCAAGCAGACCCACCGCCGCGAGCGCAGGCGCGTTCACAAATATGTGATGAGCGGCGCCGAAATCCTTGACGATTGCGGCCTCATCGCCGGGCCGAACATTCCGATTGTGCCGGTCTATGGTAAGCGGTGGTTTGTCGACAACCAGGAGCGCTTCCGGGGCCATGTCTCGAAACTGATGGACGCCCAGCGCATCTACAATGGCCGCGTGTCGAAGCTGGCCGAAACCGATAGCCTGTCACCGCGCGAGAAGCCGATTTTCCTTGCCGAGCAGATGCCGCCGCACTTGCGCGACCTGTGGGCCAAGCAGGAACAGGAGCGCCACCCCTACGCGCTTGTGAATCCGGTGATTGACCCTGTGACCGGCGAAATCAAAGCGATGGGGCCAATCGGCACGATTTCACCGCCCCAGCTTGGCCAGGTTACGGCGCTGCTGCTGCAACTGGCGGCGGGCGACTTGGCCGCCGAAACCGAGGACGGCGCCGACCAGGTTGTTGCCAACACATCGGCCGAGGCGATGGATATCGCCGCCACCCGCGTCGATACCAAGTCCGCCATCTATCTCGACAACATGCGCCAGAGCGTCCAGCGCGAGGGCGAAATCTATCTCGGGATGGCGCGCGAGATTTATTACGAACCCGGTCGGGAAATGGAAACCATGACCGAGGAAGGCGAGGACGGCAAAGCCACCCTGATGGAGCCGCACGCCGACGAAAAGGGCCAGTTTGGCTACCGCAACAATTTCGACACCGGCCGCTACAAGGTGATTGTCGACGTAACCGAGGCGACCACGACCCGCCGCGAAAAGACGGTGAAATCCTCACTCAAGACCGCCGAAGTGGCGATGATGGCGCAGAACATGGACTTGGCCAACGCCGCCGTCATTACCGCCGTGATGAATCAGGATGGCGAGGGCATGGACGATTTGCAGCGCTACGCGCGCAAGCAGGGCGTCCAGATGGGCTTGGTAGAACCGAATGATGAGGAAAAGGCGGAAATGGAAGCTGCCGCCCAGAACCAGCAGCCCGACCCGATGATTGCGGTGGCGGGCGCGCAGGCAACCGCGCTGGGCGCGGCAGCCCAGAAGGACGTTGCATCGGCCGGCAAAATCCGGGCCGACACCGCCCTGTCGGCGGCCAAGGCCACGCAAGTGCTGGCCGACGCGCAAAAGAAGAAAGCCGAAGCTGCCGAAATCAAGAGCCGGCCGCCCGAGCCGCCCAAGGCGCCAGCGGCTCCGCAACCCATGCGCATCCGGCGCGGCTACGAACTTGAAGGGGCGAGGCCATGACCATTGCAGCACTTGAAGGCCGACTTGAAATCCCGGCGGACCCCGGCGCCGTCAGCAGCGAGTTGGGCTTTACCGAGCGCGCAATTCCGGCCGGCGCGGCGGCGATTTCCGAGCGCTTCTATCCCAACCCGGTCAACGAACCAGGCGCCACCGCCATTTTCAATATCTTTATCGTCAGCATCAATTTCACCGGCGATGTTTACCTGATTAAACATGCGCCGAGCGATTCCGAACATTTCAAAAAGCGCATGTTCCGCGTGATGGGCGCGCAGGACGAAGTGAAGTGGCCGATGCTGCCCGAGGAAGCGATTGCCGATAGCGTGCAGGAGCCGGAAAACGGGACCAGTTACGCGCTGGCGATGTTCGGCGAAATCCCCGGCGAGCATATCTATTTCCGGTTCAGCACCTAGCGCAGCGTCCCGCCATCAATTGTGCAAATGCGGGACGCCCGTTGCTGCCCTAGAATCCCCGCTTCAAGGCAACCGCCGCGCCTGTAAGCGGTGAGGCACAGGTGATTTATGCAGCGGCAACCGCCCGACGACGACGAACCCCTTGAACTGACCCCCGACATGGAAGCTGACGAAGGCCCGGATGATGAATCCGAGGAAGGCGGCGAGGGCGAGGAAGAACACGACCAGCCCGACGACGAAGGCGAGGAAGCGGAGGCCGAGCCGGAAGCGGAGGCCGAACCCGAGGAACCGGCCGGGCCAGCTTTCGAGGATGAGCCGGCCGAAGGCGACAGCAGCGTTATCCGCACACTGCGCGAGCGCAACCGCGAACTGGCCCGCATTGTCGCGGAATCGCAGCGGCCACAGCCACAGCAGCAGTTTGAATTGCCGCCCGAGCCGACCTTGGCCGACTGTGGTTATGATGAGGCCGAATTTAAGAAAAAGACGATTGCTTGGGAGCGTGGCCGGCAACAGGTTGAAGATGCCAAGGCCGAGCAAGAGGCACAGGCGCAAGTCGCCAACCGCGAGTGGCAGCGCGACCTTGAAGGCTATGCGGCCAAGCGCGATGCGCTCAAGTTGCCAGATTTCGAGGCCAGCGCCGAAACCGTCAAAACCAGCCTCAATCTCGCCCAGCAAGCGGTGGTGATTAAAGCCGCCAGCGACAGCGCCGCGTTCGTCTATGCGCTGGGCCGCAGCGATACCAGGCTGGCCGAACTGGCGAAAATTCAGGACCCCATCAAACTGGCCGCCGCCGTGGCGCGCATGGAGGGAGGAATCAAGGTGGTGAAAAAGCGCAAAGCCCCGGCTCCCGACAAGCCGCTCAGCGGCGCCGGCAGGATGCCCGGCGGCCCCGACAAGCAGTTGGAAAAACTGGAAGCCGATGCCGAACGCACTGGCGACCGCACGGCGGTAATTGCCTATCGGAAAAAACTGAAAGAGCGCGGCAAAAAGTGACGCCGAGTTGCCCGCTTGGAATTGTCGAAATGCGCGGGCTTGACGAACTGCCTATTATTATTCCCGCATAGCCGCAAAGTCAGCTTCCCCCGGCTGCCAAATGGGGAGTCCAGCGGCCCGACCGGCGCAAGCCGAGAACCCGGAAAATCGTCAGAGCGAAGGGCAGGGCAATGCCGAGCAAATTCACGACCGAAGAACGAGTCATGTTTGATGACATGCTTGAAGGCTTCGATGACTTGCTGATTATCGGCCGCGCGGCGGAAAAATACACCCCGCCCGACAACATGGCGATGGAGCGCCAGCTTGACAAATTCTGGATTCCGGCTCCGCAAATCAGCGCCAGTTTTGACGGTTTTGACCAGACCGCCAATTTTCAGGACGGCATTGAACTGTCCGTTCCGGTCAGCATCGGCTTCCACAAGTCGGTTCCCATCAAGCTGACCAGCAAAAATCTCCGCAACACCAATTATCTCAATAACAAGGGAACGGCGGCCAAGCAGCGGCTTGCGAGCGACATAAACCTGGCGCTCTACAACACGGTCGCATTGCAGGGCAGCGTGGTTATCAAGCAGACCACGGCGCCGACCGGCTATGATGATATCGCATTGGCCGATGCAGCGTTCACCGAGGTTGGCGTGCCACTGGCCGACCGGCTCTATTTCGCCGCGCCGCGCGTGGCCAACCTGATGGCCGGCAATCTCGCTTCGCGGCAGACCTTTAGTGGCGAAGTGCAGAGCGCCTACAGCCGCGCCAATATCGGCATTGATATTGCCGGTTTCGATGTGTTCAAAAACGACCAGAGCATCAGGCTGGCAGCGGCCGGCGGCGGCGCTACGACCGTTACCGGCGCGAACCAATTCTGGGTCCCGCAAGCCTATTCGACGGCCACGACCGGCGAAATCAGCAATGTGGACAATCGCGGCCAGAATCTGACCATCACCGCCGCCGTCTATGCGGCCATCAAGGTGGGCGATGCGTTCACCATCCTTGGCGTCAACTCTGTTCACATGATTACCAAGCAGGACACCGGGCAGCTTAAGACTTTCCGGGTTGTCGCCAAGCCGAGCGCTGGCGTTATCACCATCTACCCGGCGATTATTTCGGCACAGGGCGGCACCACGGCCGAGAAGGAATATAAGAATGTGACCGCCACGCCGGCTGACGGCGCGGCTATCACTTGGCTGAATACCGCCACCGCGCCGCTGAACCCGTTCTTTGTGAAGGGCGCGCTGCTGCTTGTTCCTGGTTCCTTCGTTGTTGACCCCGAGGACGGCTGGAATGTCATGCGCGCCACGACCGAGTTGGGCATCGGCATTACCTATGCGCGGCAGGGCGAAATCAACGACCTGTCCATCAAGGGCCGGTGGGATATCGACTTTGGCACGGCGCTGACCAACCCCGAAATGGCGGGCGTTGAACTGTTCAGTCAGACCTAGGGAAGCGCACGACTCTGGCGCGAAGAAAGGACGATGCGATGAGCGGCAACTATCCCAAGATGCTCTACAAGCAGGGCGACCAAGCCGTTGTTTTCGATGAAAAACTGAACGTCGACACCCTTGTGGTCAATGACGACGAAGAATTTGCCGAGGCGATTGGTGACGGCTGGCATGAACACCCGACCAGCACCAAGCTGGCCTATCAGGAAGGCGGCGACCCGCCGACCGCCGAAGGCGGCTACCCGGTCGACCATGATTGGAGCAAGGGACTTGCCGGGCAGGCTGGCCGCGCTGACCGCTTGCCCGAAACCGCCCCGGAAGTGGCAGAAGTCAATGCCGCCGCCGAGGAAAAGGTGACGCTGCCGCTTGGCAATCCACCGCGCCATGAGGACCCGAGCGTTCCCGGCCCGGCGGCCGAAACCGAGGGCGCCCCGGCGCTGAAAAAGAACCCCGGCGAACGCACGGCCAAGGCCGAGGAAGAATTTGCCGCGCTGGCCGAAAAGGCGGAAGCCAAACGCGGCCCCGGCCGCCCGCGCAAGACCGAGGAAGAAAAAGCGCAGGATGATGAACGGGCCGATTTCGGCCGGAGTCCTGCCGACGCGGCGGCCCGAAAAAAGTGAGGCGCAAAGCCTTCGCCAATCGTTTCGGAATCCCTCACTTTTTGACGAAGGGTATCAAGCATGAACGGTAAGACCGAACACCCGCACGGCCAACCGCCGGGACAGGACAAGGATTCGCCCGGATTGGGCAAGGAGGACGCACCGGGCCAGCAGAAGCCCCGGCCTGATAATGAGTTGCCAGAGGAACCGGAAGCCGAACCAAAGGATGCCGGTTAAGCAATGAGGCACCCGGTTAAAACCGGGTAATAACGGCCGGGCGGGAGCCGAGCGCAGAAATCCCGCCACCCATCCGCAATTGTCGAAAAGCGCTGAGCGCGCCCGCGCCCTAAAATGCGCCCATGCCGATTACGATTTATATCAATGACGAAGGCCCGCCCAAGCGCCAGATAGTCGAATTGGCGTTTAGCGAATGTGCCATGGCCGGCTACGAATTCGGCCGCACCGCCGAGGAAGTGGCCGACGCGCTGCAACGGCTCAATGCGATGATGGCCGAATGGCTGACGCTGCGCGGCATTGACCTTGGCTATAACCAGCCGACCTATGGCACCGGCAATCCCGACGAACTGAGCGGCATCCCGTTTGAAACCCTGAACACGGTGGCAAGCTTCCTGGCGTTGCGGGTCGCGCCGATGATGGGCGCCCAGATTTCAGTCGAGACAAAGGGCAATCTGACGCGTTCGCTGCAATTGCTGGAAGCCCATTATTCCAGCATCCCGACCATGCCCCACGACCCCCAGACCCCGCGCGGCTTGGGCAATAAGCAGGGACTCTATTTCGGCCCCTATTTCCACGAAACAGCCGAGGATTTGAATCCGCCGGCAGTGGTGCCGTAGCATGAAGGTCCCGCTGCTTTCCGGCATCTATGGGGATGAGACAGCGGAGTTTCGCCAAAGCTATCCGCTCAATCTGGAGCCGGTTTCGCTCGATAACAAAATCAACAAAGGCCAGCTTCGCGCCACGGCTGGCGCGGTTGGCATTGTCAGCGGGCCGGGGATTAACCGGGGCGGCGTCTATTTCAACGACATGCACTATCGCGTCATGGGAACGCGGTTTGTGCGGCTTCGCCGGGGCGGCACGATTGACGATTTGGGCGATGTGGGCGGCAGCGGGCCAGTGACCTTTGCCATCGGCCCCGACCGGCTGGCCGTGCGCAGTGAAAACCGGCTGTATTATTGGGATGAAACGGCGCTTACCCAAGTCACCGATGTTGACCTGATTGCGTGCAATGATGTGATTTGGATAGACGGCTATTTCATGTCGACAGACGGCAGCTACGTTGTCGTTACCGAACTGAACAACCCGATGGAAATCAAGCCGCTCAAATATGGCGCGGCTGAGGAGGACCCCGACCCGATTACCGGGCTGATTAAGTGCCGCAACGAAGCCTATGTGCTGGGCCGCCACACCATCCAGGTTTTCCGCAACGCTGGCGGCAGCGGCTTTCCCTTCCAGACCCAGCGCGGCGCGACCATCCCGGTTGGCTGTGTCGGGCCGATGGCCAAGTGCCTTTACTCTGACAGCTTCGCCTTTGTCGGCAGCGCCAGGAATGAGGCCATCGGCGTCTATCTGGCCGGTGCCGGTAGCGCCATGCGGATATCCAGCCGCGCGATTGATGATGAACTGGCCAAGGTGGACGACCCGACCGCTATTGTGCTGGAAAACCGGACCAACCGGGCCGAGCGGCGGCTGTTCGTCCATCTGCCAACCAAGACGCTCGTGTTCCTGTCAAACCAGACCAAGGATGCCGGCGATGTGGTCTGGTATCACGCGCAGAGCGGCGTCAATAAGCCCTACCGGCTGCGCGATTCAATTGAAGCCTATGGCCGCATCATTGTCGGCGACACGGAATCCGCCCAGCTTGGCGAACTGACCGAGGCGGTGAACACCCATTTCGGCGAAAGCGCGCAGTGGCGGTTTGATTGCGGGCTTGTCTATAACGAAGGCAAGGGCGGCATCCTTCACGCGGTTGAATTGGTCGGGCTGCCCGGCCGCGCCCCGGCGGGCGTTGACGGCACCGCCTGGCTGAGCCTCACGCGGGACGGCGAAACCTTTACCAGCGAGCGCGCGATACCGATGGGCGTGGCCGGCCAGCATACGCTTCGGCTGCACTGGCGGCCCCGGCAGAATTTCCGCAATTATCTAGGGCTGCGCTTTAGGGGTTTTAGTGCAGCCCTTCCCGGCTTCGCCGCGTGCGAGGCGAGGCTTAGCCCGCTGGCCGCCTGATGGCAGAGCATGAAGCCTTTGTGTCGCGCGATTTGCTCGAAAAATACTTCGGCGAGGACCCCCGCTTGCTGTCCGCCTTTGAAACTCAGGCGCGGCTAGTCGCGGAAACGGCGGAAGTGGTCGGCGGCAATGTCACCGCGACCAGCCGATTGCAGGACGCCACGGTTGTTACCCTGTCGCCCAATGACGACCTGACCAACGAATTTTTGTTGTCCGGTGGCGATGGCACCAAGCTGGCGATTACGGCCGGCAGCGTGAAGGTCAATGTCGACAACACGGTTGCGCGCGTGACGGCCAACAGCGTCAAATTCGTGCCGCCAGCGAACATCACCTTGGGCTTGCCCGGCGAAGGGACGCTCATCAGCGACACCTATGCCGCGTCCCTCTATAACAAGCAGTTGGTCAAGCCGCTGCTGTCGGGACTGATAAACGCGGCCAGCAACCCGGATGCCGCTGCCGCTGGCGTGCCGATTGGCGGTATGTATCGGGACGGCACCACGCTGAAAATCCGCCTGACCTGAATCGACTCTTTTGCGCTCGCGCAGTTGTTCAAATGCGGCGGGCATTTCCACGGTCTATCTTTGGCCAATGGCACTTTTCTCACTTGTCGGCGGATTGATTGGCGCCAGCAAAGCCAAAAAGGCTTCAAAGAAGGCTGAGAAGGCCCAATCCAAGGGCATCCGGCAGGCGATGGATGAGGAACGGCTGCGGTTCGGCCAAACCGAAGCCCAATACCAGCCATATGTTGATGCCGGGACACAGGCGCTTGGCGGCTACGGCAATTTGGTCGGGCTTGGCGGCGCCGAGCAGCAGCAAGCGGCAATCGACCAGTTACGCAATTCGCCGTTCTACCAATCGCTCTATCGCCGGGGCGAGGAAGCGCTGTTGCAGAACGCGTCGGCGACCGGCGGACTTCGCGGCGGCGACACCGAGCGCGGCTTGGCCGATTTCGGCGCCGACACGCTGGCCACCACGATTGACCGGCAGTTAGGCAATCTGGGCAATCTCACCACGCTAGGTTCCGGCATGACCGGGCAGTTGGGCCAATTCCGGCAAGCACTGGCGGACAACATCGCCAATCTCCAAGTCGGGCAGGGCCAAGCCAAGGCACAGGACTATCTCACGCGCGGCGCAATCTCCGCGCGCAACTGGCAGAACATCGGCAGCTTTGGCGACCAGGCGGCAGCGGCGATTGCGGGCGGCATCGGCGCGGGTGGCGGCTTTGGCGCAATGGGCGCGGGCGGCGCCCCGTTTGACATGACGGCCATGATGAACAGCATTTTTGGCGCCGCCCCGGCCGCGCAATCGGGCGGGATGGGCGGCTTCGGCGGCTTCGGCAGCATGGGCGGCGGCGGCGGCTGGACTCCGCCCTATGCCGGCATCCCCGGCCCCATGTCCTACAATCCACAGGGAAGCTTCCTGTCGAATAGCACGCGCGGAGGCTATTGATGCCGGTCGGCGGCTATCAGCCGCTCGATTACTCGGGCGCAATTAATTACGCGGCCAACGCGGTGCCGGACTATGCCGACCAACAGATGAAGGCCCAACTGCGTGATGTTCAACGGCGCCAAATCGGGTTGCAGGAACGGCAGGAGGACACAAAAAACCAGCGCCAAGCGCAGTTGCAGGCGCGAATAGCTGGCCTTGGGCCGCTGCCGAAGGCCGAGGACATTGCCGCCGTCATGCGCGAGTTTCCCGAGATTGCGCAGGAATATAAGCAGAGTTGGGATATTCAGGACGCGGCGACCAAGCAGCGCGGGCTGTTGCAGGGTTCGGAAATGGTGAGGCTGGCCATGACCGACCGGCCCAAAGCGGCGGCGCTGCTGCGCGAAATGGCCACCACGACCGGCAGCCCCGAACACGAAGCCTATGCCACGCTGCTGGAATCCAAGGACCCAAAAGATTGGGATAAGGCGACCAAGCTGATGGCCGCCGACATGTATGCCAAGATTGGCGATGCGGCGAAATATGACGAGACGTTCGGCGACCTGATGCCGAAGGAAAAGGATTTGCCGGCCGATGTTCGCTCTTATCGGTATTACCAGCAGAACGACCCGGTTCGGGCCGCCGCGATGCGCCAGCACAGCATCGAAGGCCCGCTTTCGGCCGTCTATGACAGCGAGGGCAATATCGTCGGCTCAATGCCGCTTGGTGCCTTGCCGCGCCTTGGCGGCGGCGGCACCACGCCACCGCCCGCGCCCGCGCCAGCGACCAGCGGCCCGGCTGGCGCGTTGTTCGGCCCGGACATTGAAAAGACGGTCAAAGACGCAATTCCTGGCGTGACCGTGACCAGCGGCCTTCGCAGCCCGGAGGACAACAAACGCGTCGGCGGCGTGACCGGCTCGATGCACATGACCGACCAAGCCCGCGATTTCACCCCGCCCAAGGGCATGAAAATGAACGAATTGGGCGTGAAGCTTCGGCAAATGTTTCCCAATGCCGATGTGATTAATGAGGGCGACCATATCCACGTTGAAAGCCGCGTTCGGGCGGCTGGCGGCGGGCGGCCGACCAAGGCCATTGGCGGGAAGAAATATGTCAAGTTGGGACCGAACCCAACGGATTGGTTTGAGGTAGCAGCCTGATGCTCCAACGCGTAACCGACCCTGCCTTGATGGCGCAGCTTGAAGGCGGCGAAGCCCCGGAATCGGCCCCGGCTGCTGCCCCATCGGGCGCCTTACCCAAGGGTTATTCGCTTCGGCCGCCTCCCGCAAAGCCACAGCCAAAAACGTCCTACACGCCCATGTCGGCCGACGACAAAAAGAAATACGGGCTGGACGTTCGATTCCCGTATTTTATGAGCAGCGAAGGCAAGCCCGACTTGCCGGAAGGCTTCAAGCCGGAGTCAGTCGAAGGCAAGCCCGTCTCGGAATGGGCTGCCAAGAGATTCACCATCCCGAGGGACCAATACGAGCCGCTCGCAAATGCGACTGACTCGTTCCAAGATGACTTTGGCGGCAACACGCTGACCGGCAGCCTTGAAAGCCAAGTCCAAGCGCTGTTCAGCGATGTTGGCACTCCGGGCCAGCGCGATTGGTGGTCAAATTTCTACCAGACCGACATGGCAATTCGCCACGGTCTGTATGGTTCGGCGCTAACCCCGGTCGAGAAGAAATCCTACGACCAGGCCACCGTCACCCCGAACATGGACCCGAAGGAAATCCGCCGGAACCTGTCTCGCCGCCGCGAACTCATTCGCAAGGCGACGGCGCGCGAATATAATTTCATGCTTAAGCAGGGCTATAACCCAGAGGCGGTTGACGCTTTGGCCGGCGAACGCGCTGGCGATTACAAGCCCGATTACGTTCCGCCGTCCGAGGAAGAAAAGCCGCCCGGTCCCGGCGATATTGGCTTTTCCGGCAATGTGCCGCCCGAGACAAAGAACCCGCTGAGCGAACAGGAGCAAGCCGCCTACGATGCCTTTATGACGGCCAACCCGAAGGCGTCGGCCGACGATTTGCGCAATTTCATGCGCGCCCTGAATCCCAAACTCGACATTTCAAATGCCGAGGACATTGTGAAGTCGCGGGATGCAGCGGGCGGCAAATTTGTGCCGGGCAGTGAGGCGGTTCCTGGCCTGACCGCCGAACAGCAGGCCGAAGCACAGCGCCGCGTTGACGCGACCGGCGCCATTGGCCAAATCGGCGCTGGCGCCGCCGATATTCTGTCAATGGGAACATCGCAAAAACTGATTGCGGGCGCCCGCAGCCTGTTGGGCAAGGGCGACTATGAAAGCGAATTGGCGATTGCCAATGAAGCCGACCGCCGCGCCCAAGAGCAGCATCAATGGTTGTATGGCGGCGGGCAGCTTGCCGCTGGCCTTGCTCTGCCGGTTGGGGAGGCGACGACCCCGTTGCGGATGGCCGGGACGGCTGGCGCTTATGGTGCCGGCTATGGCCTAGGTTCCAGCGATACGCTGGCCGAGGCGCCCGCCAACATGCTGACGCAAGGGACGTTGGCCGCTGGCACTGCCGGGCTGCTTGGCATGGGCGCAAACAAGGTTGGCGATATCCTGTCCAACCGCGCTTCGCGCCAAGCGCTTGCTCAGACCACGGCGCCGCCGGCAGCAGCGGACTTGGGCGAGCGCGCGGCGCAATACGGGCTTGACCTGTCGCGCGGCGATGTGGGCGGCCCGGTCGCGCGCACCGCTGAAAAGATTCTGGATTATCTGCCGGGCAGCAGCCATGTGACACAGGCGGCGCGCGACAGGCTGGCGGCAGAGGTTCCCGAGGCGGCCGGGCGCGTGGCCGGGAAGTTTGGCGAGCCGACCGATTTCCGCGCAACCGGCGTGGCGCTTGAGCGCGGCAAGGGCGTTTGGGAAACCGAATTCGAGAAGGCGAGTAAGGACGCCTACGAGGCCATCCCGATTGGCGACAAGGTTAATGGCGTGCTGGACAAGACGCGCGCCAAGCTTGCCGAACTGACCGGCAAATATGAATCCAACCCTGAAATGGCCGCCGCGCAAGAGGACTCGCTGCTGACCAAGTGGCGGGACGCGCTGAGCGACAAGCAGGTGCCGACAGGCGCGCTTGACGAAGCCGGGCAGCCCATCATGGAAACCGTGCCATCGCCGGGGCTTAGCTGGCCGGACTTGAAGCAATTCCGCACCGATGTTGGCCGCGAACTGCGCAAAAAGCAGTGGACCGAGGGCGCCGAGTCCGGCGACCTGAAACAGCTTTATGGCGCGCTGTCCGAGGACATGCGGAAAACCGCCGAGGCCCAAGGCCCGGAAGCATTGAAGGCATTTGAACACGCCAACAAACTTTATCAGGAAGGCCAGGACCGGATTGATGATGCGTGGAAGAACATTTTCGGCAAGCGGATGGAAGCCGAGCCGGAAGCGGCTGCCGCGAAATTCCGCACCATGGTTCAGGAAGGCAAGGGTGGCGGCAACCTAAAGGCCATCAACGCGGTGTGGAAATCGCTGCAACCGGCCGAGCGCGGCGAAATCGCCCATGGCATGATGCAGATGCTTGGCCACAAGGCCGGGAAGTTTGACCCGGAAACTTTCGTCAAGGGCTTCGATAACATGTCGCCCGAGGCCAAAAATGTGGTGTTCGGCCCGGCGAACAAGGAATTGCGCCAGCACCTTGATGGCTTCGCCGATGTGCTGCGCGAAATGGGGGAAAAGAAGTCGCTCCGGTCGGGCCGGATTGGCAAGGATTTGATTACCGGCGGCATCGCCGGTTCGCCGCTGACCCTACTGCTGTTCAACCCGGCCATATTCCTGCCGGTGGCGGCCAAAATGACGGCAGTGGCGGGCGGCGCCAATGTCATGGCGAAAATGTGGACGAACCCGGATGCAATGAAGTGGGCGACCGGCTTTATGAAAATGGCGCGCGGCGCGCAGAAGGCGGGCAAGGATGCCTCGCCGGAAGCCCTGACAACGCAAGCCAACCTGCTGAACAAGCTGATTACCAAGCACGCCGGGATGGCGCCCGAACTGACCACGCTGCGCGAGGCGATACTGAATTATGCGCAAACCGGCGGGAAGCCGGTAGAGCAGCCGGCCGAGGCACCGGCAGCGGCGCCATTGGAAGTGCCGGACATGGCGCCCGCGCAATAGGCGCAGCCCTAGTGCAATTGTTCAAGCGCGCCGGGGCGCCGGTTTTTCTATCCTTACGACATGACAAAGGTGGTCAATCCGCTGCCGCTTTACCTCGACGGGCGCGGCTTTCTGCTGGATGCCGGCTATATCTATGTCGGCGCCGCCAATACCAACCCGGAAACCCCGGCGAACCGGCTGCAACTGTTCTGGGATAATGCGCTGACCATCCAAGCGGCCCAGCCGCTCCGCACCTTGGGCGGGGTGGTGGTCAATGGCCAGAACCCGGCCTTGGTATTCCTCGCCGAAGCCAATTACTCCATGACCGTCAAGGATGCCGATGGCGTCCTGGTTCAGAACATTCCGAGCGCGGCGGATACCGGCGGCGCGGCCGTCAGTTACCAGCCGCTCGATGCCGACTTGACGGCCATCGCCGCACTGGCCACTACTGCTTACGGGCGCGGCTTGCTCATTTTGGCGAACCAGGCCGCGCTCAAATCCGCCACCGGAATCCCCGACCCGCTGCCGTTGATTGGCGGCACCGTCACCGGCAATATCCTACGCGGCAGCGCGGGCGCGCATCTCTATCATAATACCGCCGGCATGAACTCGGGCCGCGTGTTCCTCACCGCCGAGGGCGCGGCTGACCCGACCAGCCTAGCCGGCGATATCTGGCTGACTTACTGATGCCCGTCCGCGTGCGCGATGCGGGCGCCGCCCTACGCACCGTCAAGGGCATTGCGTTGCGCGATGCGGCCGGGGCGCTGCGCACCATCAAGGGCGGCACCATCCGCGATGCCACTGGCGTCCAGCGCGCCTTCTTTGAAACCAGTGCGCTTGCCGTTGCCCAGCCCGACGACCTTTACGGGACCGGGTTTAACCACACCGGGGCCAGCAAGGTGGTTTATGCCGGGCCGGTGCCGCTGACCGTGACCGGCGGGATTGGCACCATCAGCTATGCATGGTCGCGCATCACTGGCGATGCCGGGATTGTCCCTGACAGCGCGACCGTCAACGCGCCGGTTTGGAACAAGTCAATTCCGGCCGACACGACGACCAGCGCGCGGTGGCAGTGTGTTGTTACCGATGCCGGTGGCGGCAGCGTCACGGTGGAACTGACCATCACCCTGCAACTCGTTTTCAACGACCCGTTCATCCCGATTTAGGAGCGCAATAGGTGCCGCGTTTTCAAGACCAAATCCTTGACGAACGGTTGCATCCGGTTCCCGATGCCGAAATCTGGGTTTTCTACGCCAGCGGGCCGAACCTAGACCAGCAAGCGGCGCTGACCGACGACCTTGGCCAGCCGTTTATTCAGCCGCTTCATTCCAGCCCTGACGGCATATTCTATTACAATGCGCCCGATGGCGTTTACGAAAACCAAATCCATTACCGGAACGAGTTGCGCTATATCCAGCAAGTCCTGGTTGGCACCGCAACCGGCACGCGCACCGATGGCGCGCATGGCGATATCACCGTTTCCAATGGCGGGGTGGATTGGCAGATTAATCCCGACACGATTACCGGCGTTGAACTGGCCGACAATGCCGTAGCGACCGCCAACATTGCCGATGGCGCGGTGACTACTCCCAAACTGGCTGATGATGCGGTGACTTTTGCCAAGCTGGCCAATGTCGGCACCGGCACCGTGTTTTATCGCAAGTCGGCCGGCGCGGGCGACCCCGAAACGCAGCCGCTTGCCACGCTCAAAACCGACCTTGGGCTAACCGGCAACAACACTGGCGACCAGGTAATCACCCTGACCGGCGATGTGACCGGCAGCGGCACCGGCAACATCAATGTCCAAATCGCGGCTGATGCGGTTGGCGCGGCCGAGATTGCCGCCGGGGCGGTTGGCGCGTCCGAATTGGCCAATGGCGCAATCGAGGCCAAGCTAGGCTTCACCCCGGCAGCGGACACTGTTTTCACTTCGGTTGCCAAGGGCCTTGCGCCGGCATCGGGCGGCGGCGCGGTGAATTACTTGCGGGCCGATGGCAGTTGGGCGGCACCGCCCGGCACCATTACGAGCATTGTTTGGGGCAATATCACCGGCACGCTTTCCAATCAGACTGACTTGCAAACCGCGCTCAATGGCAAGGCGGCGCTAATCCACACGCATGTCATTGCCGATGTGACCGGGCTGCAAGCGGCCTTGGATAGCAAGGCTGGCACCGCGCTTGTTTCGACTAGCGCGCCGGGCCTTGCGCCAACCCGGCCGGGCGGCACCACGGCTTTCCTTCGCGCTGACGGCACATGGGCCGCGCCACCGGGCGGCGGGAGCGGCGGCGGCGG